GCGGGCAGTTATCCGCAGACAGGCGGCACGCGCGGCACGTTCGTTGCTGGCGCGGCGACCACGGCCAACATTTCCGCGTCAATGCAGCCGCTTACCTCGCGCGACCGGCAGCTTTTGCCCGATGGCGTGCGCGAAACGGCGCACATGACGATTTACACTGCCGACGCACTCCAAGGCGACGCACCCGCGACTTCAAACGCGGTCACGCAGGCGGACACAATCACCTATGCGGGCGAAGTGTTTCAGGTTTATCAGGATCACAACTGGCAAACCGATGGCCTCTACCACAAGGCCGTGCTCTATAGCGCGACGATGGAGCCGTAAGTGGCGCTGAACTGGACCGCAATCCAACAAGGCATTTTCGACGCGATAGCCGCTGCAATCGTTGGCGTTTCGCCGTTGCCGGTTATTGCGTGGCAATTCCAGTCAGGCCAACCCGCCGCTATGCCGCCGAAGCCGTGCATCCTGCTCAACCTGCCGAAAACAGACAGCTTGCGCAACTCGCTTGCCGCTGCTGACGAGGTGCAGATTCAGGCGACGGCTGGCACGCAAAAGCGGGCACATCATCGGGCGCATTCGCTCAGTTGCAACATCTACGGCAACACCACAATCGGCGCGGGGAAGGCTGGCGACATCGCCGGAATCATCGCCCGCGCGGTACAATCCGACGCCTTGCAATTGCTTTGCTTCAACGCGGGCTTTAGGCTTGCACTTGACGCCGCGCCGGTCGATTTGTCGGCGCTGCTGACAACGCGGGCTGAGAGCCGAACGCTGCTGACTTTCAATATCTGGACGCTGGATAGCACAACAGAAACAACGGGCTACATTTCAACCGTACCGCTGACCGGAATTAAGGTCGCACCACTTCAGACTTAAGAGGCTAGAATGGCAACGCAAATCGGGACAAACGCGCTGATCAACTTGAGCGTCGGCATCAACGGCGCGGCAGCTTCGGCAACGGGCTTCGGCACGCCGCTGATTGTGGACACGCAAAACGTCAAAGGCGCGGGCGCACTTGTGCCGATTATCGGCACCTATTCCAGTTTGGCGGCTGTCGTTGCAGGCGGTTTCGCTGTCTACACCAAGGCTTACAAGTTGGCAAAGGGCATTTTCGCGACGTACAACCAGCAAGGGCGTTGCCCGACGGTCAAGATTGCCAGCGTCGCTGCGTTGTCGGCGGCTGAATTGACGGCGGTGGAAGCGATGGATCCGACTTGGTATCTTTTCGCTGTCACGTCAATGGTTTCTGGCGACATTCAAGGCGCATCGGCGTGGAACAACGATGTTGCAATTCGGCGTCACTACCTGATGGCTGAATCGCAGGATTCCGCCAACTTTGGCGACACGCCGTCTTGCCGTTCGTTCATCGACGCGGCCAACCCGACGCGGACTTTCCTTGGCTGCCGTAAAGCGGATGCGCAAGTGGTCAAACTGACGATTTCCGCTGCGTTTGTTGCGGCAAACTCGGTCACAGCGAAGCTGAATGGATCCGACGTTGCGAGCGCGACGGTGTTTGGCACCGGCTCCGCAAATGCCGGTATGTACACGGTAAACGTCACGCATGGCGCGGATGCTGTTGGCAGCACTGCGGTTTTAGCGATTGCGGGCGATACGGGCACGCCATTCACCTACACCAGCGCGGGCGCGGAATCTGCAACCGTTGTTGCAGCGGGACTTGCCGCTGTTGTCAACGCAACGTCGGTTTTCTACAAGGCTTTCTCTGTCGGCTCGTTGGTTACGCTGATTTACATTGGGCAAACTTCGGTTGTGCTGCCTGCGTCCAGCGCCACCGGCACAATTACGATTGCTGCTGTCAGCGCCGCGATTGGCACCAGCGATTACATGCTGCTGAAATTTGGGCAGAAAATCGCAGCGTTGTTCAGCGGCGCGAGCGCCAGTGTTGTTATGACGCAAAATCCGCTCATCACCGGCGACGGTGCGCGGGAAATCGTCATCACGGCGTTGGACCCGCTGATTGATTTGTCCGTCACCAATTATGCATGCACCTTGGGCGCATCGCAGAACACCGCTGCAATCACCACGACCAATTTGGGCGCGGGAACTGCCGTCGCTGAATTGGTCGCCCTGATGATTCCGCAAGGCTTGGGTCAAAGCAACGTCGCCGGTAAAACGATGGCAACTGCAGCCGCCGATAACATCACAAAGGCGCAGTACGACAAGGTTTTAGCGGGCGGCGCAAACGTCTACGTCACCATCGGCAACCGCGCACAGTGGCAATCCGGCACGTCCTCGCGCTTCCTTGCGCCGGGCGCGCGCTTGTTCTGCGACACCGTTTGGAGCGTTGACCGCTTTGAGCAAGGTGTCAACGACGCGGTTTTGATCGTGCTCAACCCCCAAACCGGCAAGTTGCCGTTCAATAACATCGGCATTGCTGCCGTTGTCGGCGCAATTCGCGGCGTTTGTGACAATTTCGTCGCGCTGCTGATGCTGGAGCCGTACAATTTCAAAGCCTGCTTCAGCTATCCGGACATTTCCGCAGTGTCGCCAAGCGACAAGACCGCGCGGGTGTTGAACAATATCGCGGCCAACCTCGTTTCCACCGGCGCGATTCAATCCGTCGGCATCACAATCAGCGTTCAGGCGTAAAACCGCACAATCGTTTAGGAGTCTGCTATGTCTTTGCAAATGGGTGTCTACACGCCAACAAGCGTGATCCTGACGATGGACGGCCTTGCGCTTACCGGCTTGGCGGAAGACGGCGGCGTCAGCAACAAACTGCTGACGAAACAAGCCACCGTCAAGCAAGGCCAGGACGGCTTTATTTCGGTGACGCAAATCGTCGGCGGCGTGCCCGGCGAATTGACGCTGAAATTTGCGCAAAACAGCTTGGCAAATAGTCTTCTGACGGCGGCGCTGGCCACGCAGTTGCTTGGCGTCCTGCACGCGTTCAGCGTCATCGACCTTAGCACCGGCACAAGCATCAGTTACCCGCGCGGTGTCATTTCCGGCGCGCCCGATGTCGAGTTCGGCAAGGAATCGGGCGATCGCGAGTGGATGGTCACCGGCGCCTGCATCGTTCAGGCTGAAGGCGCGGTTATCTAATGGCAATCGAATCCAAAAGCTTCTCCTTCGGCGACGCAGAATTCGCCGTTGTCCGCTTGCCGCCGCATCTGGCGTTCAACGTGGGCTGCGTGGCGCTGCAATGGAGGGCACGGCTGGATGGCATCAAGTTTCAGGGCGTGGTCGACCGCTCGCGCGTCGGCTTGGCCTTGGGCGCTGGCATCGAATTGCGCGCGCAGATGTTCGCCAACAGCGACTTCAAGCGCGACGTGTTCAACGTGGTCATCGACGCCTGCACCTTTGGCGGGCAGCCGGTGCGGGGCAAGAACGGCGTCTGGAATCCGGTGTTCGACGGCGACAACTTCGGCAACATTGTCCGGCTGTTCGACGCGGCGCTTGAGTATTGCTGCGGCAGTTTTTTTTTGGCAATCGAGACGCCGCTGGAAACGGAACTGACGGGCGAGACGACAGAAGCAACGGAGAATTTGACACCGTAGACAAAATCGTCAAGTTTTGGGAAGGGTTGCGCGTTGAAGCTATCAAAACCCGCTGGCTCTGGTGGGTGCCGATTGAAACGGGCTATGCGCGGTCGCTGGTGGAAGTGCAAACGCAATGGTCGCTTGACGATGTGATGGCGGTGCAGGATAGGCTGATTTACTTGGCGAAACGGGCGAAACGGTAGGCGCAAGATGGATGTTCGCAGCCTCGTTATACGCCTTGGATTCGGCCTTGACACCAAAGGTGCAGACCAAGCCGACAAGCGTGTTACCAATTTAAGCAAGAATGCTGACGGTTTAGCCAAAAAGATGGCGCTTGCGGGCGCTGCTTTGGCGGGCGTCGGCGCGTACAAGATCGCGGGCGAACTCAAGGAATCCGTTGACGCTTCAATCGCTTTCGGGCGCGAGATGGGCAATATCTCCTCACTTATCGGCGGCAATCAGGCGCGCACGCAAGAGCTTGCCACCGCTTCGCAGCAAATGGCGCAGAAGTTTGGCCGGTCAAGTAAAGACATAACCGGCGGACTTTACGAAGTTATCTCTACCTTTGGCGACACCAAGGACGCAATCGAACAAACGCAAATCGCTATCAAAATCGGCGCGGCGGGCGCGGGTTCGACGGCGGACGGTATTAGCCTACTTGGCGCAGTGACAAAAGCCTACGGCGACACATCCGCTGCAACCATGCAGAAGGTCAGCGATTTGGGCTTTCAAACCGTCAACCTAGGCAAGGTTTCGCTGCCGGAATTGGCCGGTTCGATTCAGCAGGCGACGCCGCTTGCCGCTGCCTTGGGCGTCAAGCTGGAGGAATTGTTTGCGATTCAGGCGACGGCTTCGGGCGTCACCGGCAGCGGTTCGGAAGTCTTCACGCAGATGAATTCGGCGATGAAAGCGTTGATGGAGCGCACGCCGGAAATGCAAAAGGCGTTCAAAAAAGCGTTTGCAAACACGGGCGTTAAGACGGCCAAGGACGCCGTGGGCAAATTCGGCCTAGTCGGCGCGCTGCAAAAGGTTATTGCGACAACGGACGGCTCGCAAGAGCAAATGGGCAAGCTTTTCGGGCGTATCGAGGGCCTAAAGCTGGGGCTTGCGCTCACCGGCAATCAGGCTGGCGATTTCGCTGAGAAAATGAAGGCGATGCAGAATGTTGCGGGCGCGACGGATACCGCATTCAAGGCGCAGACGACTGGCCTTGCGGGCAACGCGCACGCATTGGATCTGTCGAAAGCCGCCGCTGAAAAGCTAGAGCAGCAAATTGGCGATAAGCTCGCAGGATCGTTTGTCAAATTTAACGAAGCGGGCAATGTTGTTTTGCAATGGATCGACACATCGCTGTTGCCGCTGTTTTTGGACGCTGGCGACGGCATGGACGGATTCGGCAGCAAACTTGAATCGTTGCAACCGATCTTGAAGGCAACCGAGGCGCTGATTGCTGCTATTGCGGGTGGCTTGGATATTATCGGCAGCACGGTTCAGGGCGCGGGGCAGGCTATCGGCGGCACCGCGGCGATGTTTGCAGCGGGCTACAGCGGCGACGAAAACGTGCGGCGCCGTGTCCAGTCGCAGGTGGGCAAAGACTTGGGCTCAACTGCCTCAGGCCTTGGGCATCGTCTCGCAGATCGCGTCGGCATGGTCATCGGCGCACCGACAAGCCAGCAACAGGCGCGCGCCACCTGGGCCAAGACTGTGCGCGACAACGAGCGGGAATCAAAGGCGCTTGGCGATTACCGCGACGCACACGGCGGCATTGGCACGCAAAAGGACGTGGACGACGCAGCGCGCTATGCCAAGAACGAAAGCAAAACGCAAGTCAACAACATTACGATGAAAATCACGGTGCCCGAAGGCTCTGAAGCGGCTGCCGTTGCGCGCATCAATGATCAGGCGATCCGCCAATTCGTTGATCAGATTCACGATCAGACCGCGCGGTCTTACGGCGGGCAGCCATGAGCACGCCAACTTGCACCGTCATTTTCGCCAATGCCTCGTATATCTCGCCGGATACATACGAGAATTACGCAATCACGCTCGATTCGGAGTCGCCTGACATACCGACCGAGCAGGCGACGATCAACACAAACGTGATTCGCCAGCCGCGTAAGTTCACGATTGACTTGATCTTTACGCCGTGGCCCCAAGGTGACGACATGCGCCCGCAGGCCGGTGCAGACCGTCCGCAGAAGGCCGTCGATCAGCTTTATAACGCTTGGCTACAACGCCAGCTTGTCGACCTGATTATCAAGGGCGAGACATACCGCAACTGCGCGATCTCTGTAAGCTATAGCCTTGATCAGACCGATTCAATCAAAGTCGGCTGCCAGTTCAAGGAGCTTTTGATTGCATCGTCGGCAAGCGTCAAGCTCAAGCCCACGACTTCAAAGCTGAAAAAGGCGACCGGCAAGAAAGTGAAGGCGCAAACGCTCACCGAGGCGGGGCAAGTGCTGAAAGCGGGCGCTGAAGTCATAATTGGCGATTACTTCACGGCAATTCGGGGGATAACGCAGTGAAAGTCATCCCGTTCCAATCCGGCCCCGACGTGCCGCCGCAAATCCTCCGCGTTGTGCTGGACGGCACGCCGTTTCAGCTATATTTCCGCTGGAATGCGCGCGCTGCGATGTGGCGCTTGGACATTTCAGACGACGCGGGCAACACGCTTTGCGCGGGGCTTGCCGTTCGCAACAGCGGATTGCCCATCAACTCCGCGATATTCGGCCAAAACAACGTGCCGCAAGGACTGCTGCTCGCAATCGCCAGCGCCGACAAGGGCACCGACGCCGACAACGGCGAACTTGGCGCGCGGGTGCAACTGGTTTACGCCACTGCGGCAGAGGTTGGCGCATAAATGGCCTACTCTCAACAGCTTTTCAATCCAGTGGTGTCGCTGACGATCGATGACCAGCTTTACAGCAACAATTCGGGCAACGGCTATCGAATCTCGTTTGAAATCAAGCGCAAGTTCAACAAGTTCCCCGATCCGGCGACGATAACCGTCTACAATATCAACGCCTTCACGCGCGAGAATTTCACGCTGGGCGCGCAAGTGATTTTGGCGGCGGGCTGGGATGGCTCAAGCGAAATTCTTTACACCGGCACGCTGGTCGACGTGCGCCCGATGCGCGACGGGCCGAATTGGGCAATCTCGATTATCTCCGCCGACGGCGACGCGGCATTTCAGCGCAGCGTCAATCAATCGTTTGCCAAAGGCGTGGCGCT